CATGATGCTAGTTGCTTGGGGTAGCGCGAGAGCGTTTGGTGTACGTAACGCTGGGTGGTTTGTCCGCGATGTGTTCGTTGGACTGTCTCTTGCGGCTGGCTCCTTGGGGGGCACGCTCCTGACGATTGGACGCGTCTACGCTTACGTAGCGATGGGCGCGGGACTGGGAGCCCTCGTCACCATGATTTGTACGGGCATTGATTTGTGGCTCCTTAGGATGATGCTTCGTTTTCGCCGGTACTACGGCATTGACCACGTGGAGGCGACGTCGGGGCAGGAGTACACGACCGCGGGCATGGTTGCCAGAAACCACAAGCTCATGCAATACTCAAGCTTCGGGTCGTCGGTGGTGGCAGCCGCTAAGGTGGCGGCTAGCGTAGCGAAGCAAGGGTTGGATGCAGTTTCGTCGGTGGGAGCGGTCGCAGCGCTGGCGGGCCTTGGAAGGCCGTAGTACTCGGGCGTAGCCCAGGTCATGGCTCAAGCACCGAACGCTGACATTGGATTAGGAGTGTCTACGTAGCCGGGGGTGTTTGCATTGGACCTGGACCCCTCTAGGGTCGGGGCGCCTGTCGTGGGGAAAGATGGGTGGCCAGAGGAAGACGAGATGTCGCTCGCTTTCTTGATGAAGCGCCCCAGCCTCGTTTACGGATCCGATATCACCGCGGAGTACCCTAGCACAGCGAGCGTTGGCGACGGCATTGGCTACATACCCGTTTGCCCAGCTACAGTTGATGCCGGTAAGGCGGGCGGTGGAGCCACAACGCTGCAAGCGTGCATGGTCATTGGCCAGCACTGCATGTACTGGAGGGGGAGGTGCAAGGTGAAAGTGATGGTAGTGACGTGCTCTATGGATGCGGGACGCCTGGTGATCAACTGGGCGCCGGGGGCACAGCAAACCGGCTCACTGGGCACCACGTAGTTTCCCTCCTGTCTTATCGACGTTGGCCTGGGGCAAACGGAGTGTGAGATGGAGGTGCCGTGGAGCACCCCTGAAAAAATGTTGCCCTTGCCCACAAGCTTTGCGTTGTTGCCGATGTCGACGTACGGGGCTACTTACCCCGACTTGTCCTACCA